GAAAGATGACCGCACCCTCACGCCGCGGAGAGGTGGCTGAGTGGTCGAAAGCAGCGGTTTGCTAAACCGTCGTAGGGGCTTAAACCTCTACCGGGGGTTCGAATCCCCCCCTCTCCGCCACGCCTTGAAAAGAAACCACTTAGTTCAATCACTACCAAGGCGATAGAGATTGAGCATCGAGGCTCAAAAGGGCAAATTGCCCACGAATTGCCCACGGATTTCACCGGCTCCCACGGATGCCCTTCAGCGTCCTCACCCTGTGACCGTCGTCCAACCGTTGCCAGACGCACCAGCCCAGGCGGCTGCCTTTGCCGGCGACCAGCAGCCGCTCCAGCCAGGGAGTCGGAGCGTCAGCCCTCACGTAGGCCCGGCGAACATGCCCCTTGCGGCTGCGGATCACGCGCAGGTTGCCCTTGTGGCGCTCCACCCATTCCGGCGGCGCCCAGGACATCAACTTGCCGTCAACGCTGTAGACCGGGATCTCGGCGGTCACCGGCCGCAGCGCTCCGGAGCTCGCGCAACTCGTCGGCGATGCGGCGCAAACCGTCGCAAGCGAGCCAGCGGTCCAAGTCGTGACGTTCTAACCACGCGGAGTAGATCACCTGCCGGCCGCGCCGGTCGCCGCGCACCTGCCGCGCTTGCGTTCTCTTAAGCCAGAGTCGAAGCGGTCGAAACCACATGCTCACCTCCCGGTAATGAAACTGCTCCGCGCGACTTGATAGCCCGCGGCAGGCGGCGCTCCCGCGCCTTGCGCTTGCGCGCGGAAAGCCAGCGCGTGCTCGTCCAGCTTGAAGCCGGCCATGTAGAGCGAATGCAGCGCCGCCAGCGCATACGCCCGGGCGTCCAGCGCTTCGTTGCGCACCCCGGCGGGCCGGGTGAACTTTCGCTCGCCGCGCTCGACAACAATGCGCTCGCTCACGAGCATCTCGAACCAGTCGCGGCTGCGGTCGAGCGGAAAATGGCAGTAGCCAGGCCCGGGCCGTTCCACGCGCAAGCGCGAGTAGGTCTTCTCTTTCGCCACGTCAGCGCCGATCAGGTACAGCTCGCCGCGGTTTTTTCCGCCGGTCGTCGCCCGCCGCGGCCAGATTGGCTTGCCGAATCCGCTCTGCCCTTTGATGGGCCAGATCCGCCGCCCGCGGCGCGCCCGGCAGAAGTCCAGCACGGTCTCGGTCTCGAATCCGGCGTCAATCGCCGTCGCGCTCACCGGCAGCAACAGGCCGCTTTCGTGCCGCCACTGGCGCGCCAGCAGCCGGTCAAGATCGGTCCAGACTTCCGGCTGCCCCGTATCGCCATGCAGCACGAAGTAGCCCAGGCTCCAGCTTTCCTCACCGGCGCCCCAGCCCACCACCTCGCACTCGATTCGGTCGGCTTGGACGTCCGCCCCGGCGGTAATCAGACAGACGCCCGCGGGCGCTTCGGCCCCGAACGGCTCGCGCCGCGCGTAGAGCGCGTCGGCCTCAAGCGGCACCGCCGCCTCGTCGCGCCATGCCTCGCCCAGGATCGTGTTGACGAACACTTGCAAGGTCTCGCGGCTCTTCTTCGCTTCCAAGAACTCGGCGGCCAGCTCGCCCCAGCTCGGCCAGCCCACCGGCGCATACAGCGCATTCAGTGAGTAGCTCCGGGTCCGCCCGTCGCCGGCCGCTGTGGGCCTCCACTCTCCGCCGGCGAGCATGGCCGGTTTCTCATGGTTCTGAATGCGGTAGCCGCAGGCTTCGCACTCATAGCGCGCCTCTTCCGGCTTGCCCTCGGGCCAGCGCAGCCGCTCCCAAACAAGCCGCTGCATGAATCCGCAGCGCGGGCATGGCACGAAGTAATACCGTTGGTCTCCCTGCCGGAATAGCGCCTCGATCCGGCTGACGCCTTCGATGGTCGGCGTCGATACGGCCAGGATCTTTCGCTGTGAACCGAAGGCTACCGTCCGGCGCACGGCCAGCGTCAACGGGTCGCCCTCGCCGTCGGCATCCGCCGGCCAGGCGTCCAGCTCGTCGGCTAAGACGTACTTCGCCGGCAGGCTCCGCAGGCCTACGGCGCTGTTGGCCCCGGTAAGAATCAGCACGCCGCCGGCGAACTCTTTCAACAGAACCGTGTTCCCGCTGTCGCGGCTGCGCGGATCTTTGACTCGGCCTCGCAGCACGGGCGAATGCTCGATCAGACCGTCCAGCCGCTGCTTCGAGAAGCGCTTCGCCGATTCCGTCGTCGGCAGAGCCAACAAGATGGGCGCCGGCGCATGGTGCATCAGGTAGCCGCAGGTGTTCAACAAGGCTTCCGTTCCGCCAATCTGCGCGGATTTAACGAACACCACGCGCTCGCAGGGCGCGCCCGGCGTGAGCGAATCCATGATCTCGCGCAGGTATGGCGTCCGGCTCGTCCGCCACGGCCCCGGTTCCGGGCTCGTGTTGCCCAGCACCCTGTACCTGTCGGCCCACTCCGACACCGTCAGCTTCGGCGGCGGCAGCAGCGCCTCCAGCGCGCCGCGCCAGACTTCTTCAACCGTCGGCATGAATGCCCCTCAGCGCCTCTTCTAGCGCATCGCGCAGCATGGTCCGCACCTCAAGCTCTCCCCGGCCCGCCAGAATCGCTCCTAGGCGGTCTGGAAGCGAAAGAAGCCTATCCCTGAGAGACGCCAGGCCGGCGGCCCATTGTCGCCGCACCTCGGCGGCCTCCAATAGCTCGCCGCGTTTCTGCCGCAACTCCAGCTCGCGCAGTTCTGCCAGCGCAACAGCCTTTCGGCGGTCGGCCTCCGTCCTGGTGACTTTCGGTTCTTCGAGAACTCGGAGTCTTGCCATACCCAAAAAATCCGGCGGCGGCCAGGAGCAGCGAACCGCCGCCGGTTCCAACAGGCACCCACAGGAGAGAATCCGCTTGGCCTCGCGCCAGGGTACCCGGGCGGCTGCCACCCCGCCCGGGCGTCTCGACTACTTCGAAGCTCCCGGCGCTTTGGCCGAGAGCTCGTTACGCCGGTCCGGTCAGCCCGTGAACGCCCAGCTTCACGGGCACCGTCGCTGCGCCGTTGCCGGCGGGCTTGATCGCCACACCCACTAGCGGCTTCGAGCCCGTGCCGGCAGTCTTGGTGCACGCAGTGCCGTTCCAGTAGAGCAAGTCGCCCGCGGCCACGTTGTCAGCGCCCACCTTAGGTAGAGTGAATACGCCCTCGGTCGCCAGCTCCACCGGGTCGCCGCTGGCCGCGTCGAACGCCGCGACGCCGCGGATCGCACCCACAACGACGTACTGCCCGCTCGTCACCGCAGCCGGGGCGGTGACGGTGATGGTCTTGCCGTCTTGGATGAAGTTCTTCATTGCAATCCTCTCGAAGTCTGAATCGTGAAAACCTTCGCCTCGCCCGGCTGAGTAAGCCGGGCAATCTCTCGGTCAATCGCTTGAAGCGCTTCCGCCTGCCGGGCGTACTCGATGCTGCGCTCGCCGAACTGCACTCTGGCAACGCCCAGCGTCCGCACGATTTCATCACGGCGCTCTTGTAGCTCAGCCAGCGTCATGATGCCGCCCCCGGATTCTTGTAGGCGCCCCGATGGTCGATTGCGCCGGCGCCCAGGTGCCACACCACGCGGAACTCCGTGCCCAGCGTGTTCCAGCCCGGCCGGGATTCCACGCGCGGGCCCTCGTACCCTTGCAATTCGGCGTACTCGAACACCGGCGCGTCAGACGGGTCGCAGAACAGATACCACGCCGTCGCCTGGTTCTTCAGGTCGAAGCGCGGCTCGACAAGCGGGATAAGTCCGCGCGCCGCCGTTTCGGCCTGCGTCGAGTTGGTCGGATACAAAGTAGCAAGTAACTTATCCACAGTGACTTCAAGCGCGGCGGGAATCAGAATGTATCTCGGCTGCGCGCCAATGGGATTACCGCTTGCGTCCACTTGCTTGCGAATTGCCAGCTTCGCCGCCGCAATGGTCGTATCGCTCGGCGCTGCACCCGTTGCGGCCAGGTTACCGTGGTTGGCATGAAAGACGGCCAGGTTGTCCGCGAGTTTCGGGTTGGCAATGATTGTGTCGGCCAGGAAACCGCTGAACCACTGGCGCGCCCCGCGAGTCATTTTAGCGGCAATGTCGCTCAGCGCGCCGATGTCGTCGTTCACCAAAGTCTGGAACGAAATGCTGAACCCCTTCGCATACGACGCCAGCTTGTAGCTCGCAAGCTGCTTGCCTTCGATGCTGCCGAACGTGATCTCGCCGGCTTCGTTCACGAGCTCGAGTGCCGGGCCGTCGCTGACTTCAAGGACGTGCCGGCTGCGGAAGTCCGCCATGCTGGTGCGGCGGAATACCTGCTGGATGGGCGAGGGCGCCGCGCGGAGCGTGAACAGGCTCTTGTTGAAAAGCTCCGCGAGGAGCGCACTGAAGTCGCTGGTGGTGTGCATAGCGCGCGTCAGCAGCTCCGTCGGCGAGCCCAGCGTCGAAAGCCCGCGCTCTTGCAACAGGCGCCGCGCCAGGTCGCTGAACCTCGAATAAGCGAACTCGCGCCCCTCGCGCGGTTCATGCGCGGGATTGATCCGCGAGTAGAGCCCGTCGGCCATGCGCTGGATCAAGCCCTCGCTCGCATCCCGCACCACCACGGCCGGCCCGCGGTTGTCGATGATCGGCTGGCGGCGCGCGGCTTCGGCGATGAGCCCGTCGCGAATCGCAGTGATGTTGTCATATCGCGCCGCTAGCTCGTCAGCCACCTGCTCCGGCAGCGCCAAAGCGGCGGCAATATTGCGCGCCTGCACTTGCAGGTCGCTGTGATCTGAATTCATACCTCCACCTCCGTAAGTTCGAATAGTCGCCGCCGGATCGGCTCCCAGCGGAACGAATGAAATCTCTCGCGGCGTCCAGCGCGTCGCCGTCTTCACGCGCTTTCCGTTCACGCGCGACTCCCGCCACTCCTCGACGCTGTAACCCACGCTGACGTTGCGGATAATTCCCGCGCGAATATCGGCAATCACGCCCTGAATCTCCGGCCGCGTGCCGAACCGCACCACCGCCTCGCCGCGCTGGCCATCAACGCTTGCGTCCTCGACAACGCCAAGGATGCTCTCGACGCCCGAGTAGCGGTTATGGTTGTTGAGCACCGGCGCACCGCGCAGCAGCGACAAGTCCACGCTCTCCGGCGCAAGGCTCAGGCGCTCGACGAACTCACCGCTCAGGTCGCGGCGAATAACTTCCGCGCCGCTCGAAAACACAACGCGCACGGTATTATGCTCAGAGTCGTAACTAGTGGGCTCCAGGTGCGCGCTGCGAGTTAGTAGGTCTTGGTTCGTACTTAGATTCGGTGTCATACTTAGCGCGTTGCGAGTTAATAAGTCGTGGTGTATGCAACTTCTCGAGTAGATCCCGCAAATCTGCCAGGTGCCCCAGCTTGTGCGCCGGTAGCCGGTTCAATGCGCCCTGTAACTGCCGGATCAGCCGCCAGGCGTTCGTCAGATCGTAACGCGCGCGGCTCTCCCAGCGGTTCGGCCCGCGATAGGGTGGCTGGCGAATCATGATCAGCTCTCTTGTTCGGCCGCCGTCGGCTTCGCCTGCCCTTGTTGTGTCGTCCGCCGCGGATCGCTGTCAAACGTCAGGCCTAGGGAATCGGCCCGCGCGTTGTCGGCGGCGATCTCGGCGTCCACGTCTTCGGCCCGCCAGCCGGTGCGGCCAATGATCTCGGAACGGCTTGCAAAGCCCGCCCGCACGCACAGAAGGTTACTCAGCACCTCCGCGCGCCGGTCGAGCATCTCAATCTCCGGCGCCACCCAGCGCCGCACTTCTGCGTCGGCGTCGCCCGGCAGCACGCCCACGGCGCGCGCGAGCTCAGCCCAGCGGCGAAGCACCGGCTCACAGAACAGCGGGATGAGCAAGCCATACTGGACGCTCTCCACCGTGCGCCGGAACTCCAACAAGCCGGCCCGGCCGGAGGCGAACGTCACTTGCGACAAATCGCCGCTCAGCAATTCGTAGGGGATGCCCAACCCCGCCGCGATGCGCCGCATCTGCGCCCGCACGAATGGGTCGAAGGCGCTTTCAATGGGCGGTGGTTCGGTGAATTCCACGTCCTCGCCCGGTTGCAGGCGGATCATGGAACCCGGCTCCAGCGCGGGAACCGCGCCGGCCTGCGATAGCGGGTTACCGCCCTCGGCGCTCCGCACAAAGCCGGCGAATAGCGCGGCGGTCTTGCTTCGTACTAGCGCCGCTTGCAGATACTCATCAAGCTCCCGAAGCGCGATCAGCACGGGCGCAAGCCAGCTTTGCCCCCGCGTTGCACCCGGCAGTAGCGGGCGGTAGACGTGCAAACACTCGGACGCCGGCACGAAGACGCTCTCAAGGTTTGCGCCGCTCAGCGCTGGGTTCTGGCGGAAGAGCCAGTATCCCGCCGCCCGTAAGCCGTCGTATCGAACGCCGCCCAAGGTGCGGTCGTCAATGCGGCTTTCGTCGAGGAACTCAGGCCCGAGTACCTGAAGCGTCAGCGGCGCGCCCGGCGCGCCCTCGTCCACCCGAAGGATCACGAACGCTTCGCCGGCAACGATTACCGAGGTCAGGATCTGCGCGCCCAGCCCCACCCAGTCCAGGCGGCCGGAGGCGTCGCACGCGCGAGACCAGCGCTCCCTCATGGCTTGCACGGGGCGGTCGCGGAACAGCGGCGTGACGCCAGAGCCGCCCCAGCAGGCGTTCACCAGACATTCCACAACCCGGCGGGCCAAAGGGCTATTTGCGTGCTCATGTTGCGCCCGGGCGCGCAGCACGGACGGGTTGCTCCAGGGGGAGTTTGGCGCGCCGGGGGCGGGGCCCCAGTCGGTGATGCGCGACACAGGCCGGGCGGCGTCCCACTGCACGGAACGGTCCGCCGTCAACGGGGTGGTCAAAACGCGCCAAGCAGCGCGGAGTCGGTCAAGCATTCAGCCCACCACTATATATTGTACCATGCTGTGTCAAGAACACAACATTTTGTGGTCTGACGCTAGCGCGGCGGTGCCAAACGCCCACCCGCCGCGGCCGCGGGCCAAAAATCCTTTGGGCGCCCCGTATCCTGGTCACCTCCATCTCAAGCTTCCGCAACTTCCGTAAGGGGGGTGGGGGTCCGCAACTTCCGCAACTTCCGTTGCGGATTCGCAGCCACCCCCTTGGCGTCGGTTTCTCCCCGTAAGTGCAAGCAGGGGAAGGAGTTATAGAAACGGAAGAAACGGAAGAAACGGAAGAAACGGAACTTACGGAAGCTACGACCCCCCGCCCCCCCCCAAACGGAAGTTGCGGAACGGAACTTCCGCGGAACTTCCGCGCAGCCCGGCTTCGCGCCGTTGGCGGGCTGGGGGGACGGTCAGCTGAGCCACGTCTGCAGGCATTGCCGAGCCTCCAACAGGTTCCGCATGGCGGCATCACTGCCGCCCACGTCGGGGTGGTGCTTCCGGGCAGCGTGCCGGAAGCCGGTCTCGATGATTTCGCTTACCCACGGGCGCAGCGCCTGGGGGATGACTGCCTTTTGACCTCGGGCCGGCGCTAGGTCGAGCCGGTCCTCGATCTCCTCCTTAATTGCCTCGCGCAGCTGCGGCGTCAGGAAGCGCGCTTCTTCGAGCAGCCAGCCCAGATACCCCAGCGGGATTTCATCGAGCCACTTGCCTGCGTACTTGCCCCACGGCATCCTCATGACCGCACCTCCCGCTTGGCAAGCAGTCTCCGCATCACGTCTATCAACGTGGGCTCCCAGACGTGCTTCTTGCCGCCAACATCCTCGACCAGCCCGGCTGCGCGCCATCGCGCCAGTTTCGCCCGGCCGGCCCGGTCGCTGATACCCAGCGCTTCGCCTAACTGCGAGCCGTCAAACGTGGAGCGTGGTATTGTGCGGTACGCCTGCACGACGTCATCCCAACAAGACACCCACTCGTCCGGCCCCACCCAGAACAGCCGGCCGGTGGTAGCGTCCATCGCGTAGAGGAAACGCGTCGGCAGCCCGTCGCGATGGACGGCCGTAACGATGCGTTCGCGCCGCGTCATCGAGAACAGCCCGAGGGTGATCAATCCGTCCGCGCCGCCCGTCAGTGCGAAACTGCCGGCCATGCCGATGAACGGGTTCGGCCCGCTGGCACGTCGACCGCTGGACAGGTGGTGAATTACGACGACGCAGCAATGCAATTCGCGCCCAATTGCGGATAAATCCCGCAATTCATCGTATTCTTGCCGGACAAAATCATCCGCTTCATCCCGCGCATTCCGCACGGCGGTCAGGCAGTCGATGATCACCAGGCGCGCGCGAGTGCGTTCCAGGGCGGTTCGCAACAGATCGAATCCTCCGCCGTACAGCGGCAAACGCTCGAGAAATACCGCGAAATTCGGTAGCGGTTCGTTCTGAAATGTCTTCTGGTAATTCAGGACAAATCGGTCTCGCGCGGTATCGTCCGCCATCCAGAAGAGGGCGCCGCCTTCCTGCGCGGGCAATGCTTCCAGCGCCGGCGTGCCGGTACAGATTGCCCGGCACAATTCAAGGCAAAGGGTGCTCTTGCCGGTTTT